GGTGCCGAGTGATCAACCGCAGGATGCGTACAAGGTGGTGGCCGAAGCCGCTAAACCAAACTGTCCTGCGTCCATTCGAGACCACATGGATCGGAAAGTCACCAAGCGCACATGTTTAACGATTCCTTACAATGCCAAACCCTATTCCAATCGCTCCTACATCCGTGAAGCGTTGGCCGAGAAAGGCGTTGAGGTCTCCAAAGAAGACCTAACGGAAACCGTTGCTGCCGTTCGAGCAGCGATGGAGGAGATCTTCCCTGGTCCCATGCGTGTCATGCGTTGGATTGAGGAAGAAGTGGCCAATGCCATCAAGCGCGGGGCAGAAAAGCTGCAGTGGACTACACCCTCTGGCTTTGTCGTCAACCAAAAGTTGATGAAGAAAGAGGTGGTCCGCATTGAGCTGCAACTGCTGGGTGAGTGCAAGTTGTCTGTGGCGACAGGTGACACCGACAAGGTGGACCTCAACCACCACAAGAATGCAACGAGCCCAAATCTGATCCATTCATTGGATGCAGCGCTGCTCCACCTGTCCACTTTGCGGTTCGATGCACCGATTGCATTGATCCACGACTCCGTGCTGTGCAGGGCGACTGACATGTCCGTTCTATCCACATTGGTACGCGAGACATACATGCACCTGTTTGCCGAGCACGACTACCTACGCGACTTTGCCCGCCAGATCGGTGCAGAGAGCGAACCCCCGATCATCGGAGACCTTGAACCGGAATCCGTGATCGAATCCACCTATTTCTTTTGTTGACATGAAGACGGCCACCCCTTTCTTCTCGGAATTCTTCAACACGGACTGCTTGGTGGTGGAGGGTGTCCCCCACTTTTCCATCACCGGGGCGACCAAGACGCTGTACGGAAACACTGGTGGTGAGTCCCTGCGCTCCCTGAGGGCTCAGCTGGCAAAAACCTCCGGTCTCCAAACCCAAGGCACAGCAGTCGATCTCAGCGATTTTGTCGGAATTTCTCCGGTCTGCTTTGACCGCCCGCAAGGGGGCAAACAAGAAGCCTTGGCCATGACCCAAGACACGTTCAAGTCCCTGCTCAAGCTCTACCGGGGCAAGAACACACGGGCTGGACGGTATGCCGATGAGATCACAGACAAGCTGATTGGCGTGTCGCTGGATCTGATCCTCCGCAAGGAAGCAGGTCTAATGCACGAGGAGGCAGCGAAGGAGGTCAACAACTCCATCCTGCGATCCTTCCCCGACACAGCCAAAGCTTACGAAGGTCCACTGGGCCTGCTGCAGTTGGAGTGCTACCGCTCTTACTATGGCCGGCCAAAGGCGAAAGAAGTACCAGCCGATTGTTCAACGAGGTTTGGTCGCTGGTTTGCCAGTGTGCTGAATGAGGGGATCTATTCCCGTGTTCAAGCTGGTGTCATCAAAGAAGTCAACCGCCTCAAGGGGGAGCAAGGGGGCACGACATGGCAGTACCTGCCGGCTGAAGTGCGTAACGCCCTGGTGCCCTCCATCATGATGATGATTGGCAATGTCCGCCGAGATGGTTGGTACAACATGGACTTCATCATCAAAGGGCTGGACGAATTCTTCCCCCGCTTTGATCAGGGCTACAAGCGCCCGCGTTTTAACTAATCCACCTATCCACTACTGTATATGGCTAAGAATATTCACGTCACGCAAGAGCCTGTTGTTCTTGAGGGCTATCAAGCGGTGCTGAAACCATCCAAGTTTGGGTCGTTTGGCCTGAAGGCTGTGGTTGACAGCAAGCTGATTGATCGCCTGGAAGAAGAACGCGCAGAGCTACTGAAGTGGGCGGAATCGAAGCTGAAGAATCCCAAGCGGGCCATCCTCAAGCCTGAGCCTTGGGAAGAGCACGACAGTGATTCCTATGTCTTGAAGTTCTCGTGGAAGCCGGGTCAAGAACCTCCGGTGGTTGATACCGAAGGCACACCTATCACCGATGAGAACACGCCGATCTACGGCGGCTCGAAGGTAAAGCTGGCCTTCCGTCAAAAGCCCTACACCATGCCGGATGGATCGTATGGAACCTCCGTCAAATTGGTGGGCCTCCAGCTGGTCGCACTGAGCAGCGGCGCTGGTGTGGACACAGGTGACATGGATGAAACCGAAGTCGCTGCCCTGTTTGGTCAGACCAAAGGTTTCAAAACAGGTGAACCAAATGTGACCGCAACCACGAGTGACGACGACGAAGACTTCTGATGAACTATCGCTCTGGTCTTGAGAGGCAGGTTGCTGATCTGCTGAAGAGCCTGGGCGTGAAGTTTGAATATGAGTCCACTAAGGTTCCTTATATTCTTCAGTGTAACTACACCCCAGATTTTCTATTGCCCAATGGTGTCTACCTAGAAACCAAGGGCCACTTTACTCCTGAGGATCGCCGCAAGATGCTTGCAGTTAAGAAAGCGAATCCGGATCTTGATATTCGGATGGTCTTTCAGGCACCTCATAACAAGATTGAAAAACGTTCAAAGACCACCTACGCAATGTGGTGCGAAAAGAACGGGATTCAATACTGCGCCTATCACTCGATCCCTATTGAATGGCTGACCTAGAACTGATCAAGGATCTGGCCATGAACTTGATCATGGCACTGGATAAACACGCGTCATCAAACGACATCATCGAAGGATTCGAGGATGCCTTGGATGGCTACGAAGATCTGATCAACACACTCCACCAACAGAAATGAGTCATCTCAAGTACGGCACACCTGAATACTACGCAGATTGTTTTGGCGACATTCTTGCTGATGTAGAAGGTGAGAACCCTGCTACAGCAGACGCCATTCTCGAAGGATTCTACAAAGCCATTGATGAATGGTTTGACTATCACGATGCCCAAACACGAGCCTACGCAGAACTCCGAAAGCGAGTTCATCAGGCACTTGCCGTGTGAAACCTGTGGGTCATCTGATGCAAACAGCTTGTACTCAGATGGCCACACTTTTTGTTTCGCCTGCCAGACCTACGGCCATACCGAAGAGGTTGTTCACAATCATCGCATGTCCACCAATGTCCAACTCAAAGGATCAGCAGAACGATTGCCAAAGCGTGGCATCTCCGAAAAGGTCTGCCAACAGTACAAGATCTACCGAGACGGAGACATTCTACGCTTCCATTATTTCGACGGCTCTGGAATCCTTAAAGGCTGCAAAGTAAAGACCAAGAACAAAGTATTCAGCTATGAAGGAGAAGTTCCTGGGACACTCTTTGGACAACATTTGTTTCCCGCCACTGGAAAACGAGTCGTTATCACCGAAGGGGAACTCGATGCGGCTTCATGTCAAGAAGTTATGTCGGGGTGGCCGATGGTCTCTCTTCCTAGCGGTGCCGCAGCGGCCAAAAAGTCGGTTCAACGGGCTTACGAATGGCTGCAGGGTTATGAGGAGATTGTCCTGTTCTTCGACAATGACGAGGCAGGCCGTAAGGCGACGGAGGAAGCAGCAAGCGTATTACCACCTGGCAAGTGCAAGATTGCATCGCTCCAAGGTGATTACAAAGATGCGTCAGACGCCCTCTCTGCCAATGACCCTGAAGCGATTCGTCGCGCTATTTGGGATGCGAAACCTTACCGTCCAGATGGGATCGTTGATGGGAAGTCTCTCCTTGACCTTGTAACTACTCCATCACCACCAGCTGACCATGACTACCCATTTGCAGGGCTCAACAGCAAACTGCGGGGGATTAGGTATGGCGAGCTGGTGACGGTGACCGCTGGATCTGGTGTGGGGAAATCGTCCGTATGTCGTGAACTTGCTACACATCTTCTCCAAAAGGGAGAGCGTGTTGGCTACTTAGCTCTTGAAGAATCCAATCGCCGTACAGCCTTAGGACTGATGTCCGCTGCTGTCGGTAAATCACTCCACCTAGGCGAACATGACCGATCTACCCTCACCGAAGCGTATCAAGCAACTCTTGCTAACTGGAATCTCTTTCTTTTCGATGGCTTTGGTTCTTTTGATCCTGATATCATCTACAACCGAATTGAGTACCTGGCAGCAGGTCTTGATACAAGGGTCGTCTTTCTAGATCACCTATCCATTCTTCTGAGTGGACTTGATGGTGATGAGCGCAAGATGATTGATCAGACAATGACACGTCTGCGTTCATTGGTAGAGAGGACAGGCATCGCACTATTTCTTGTCTCACATCTACGACGTACATCAAGTGACCAGAACCATGAAGAGGGTGCCCGCGTCACTTTGGGACAGTTGCGAGGATCTGCGGCCATTGCACAACTCTCTGACGGAGTTATTGCACTCGAAAGAAACCAGCAGAGCGCATCTGGAGGAAGTGATACGACTGTGCGAGTCCTTAAGAATCGCTATTCAGGCGAGGTTGGCATCGCGTGCCGACTGAGCTACGACCTATCCACCTGTAAGTTCTATGAAACAGAAGCAGAAGACGAGTTCGACGCAACAACTGACTTCTGAGTTGAAGCGACCCACTCCTGCATCACCGGAAGCTGTAGCGAAAGCACAGTTTATTGATAAGACCTATGTCTGGCAGAACACTACTACAACGACTAAACCTTCTTGAATGGATGATTGCCATTACAAACGTGTTCATTGTAGCTGGGGTAATCAGGCATTGGAATGATGCTTATCTTTGATATTGAAACTGACGGACTTTACAATGATGTTACCTGCATCCACTGCGTTGGTATCTACGATCAGGAAGCTGATCAGACCTTGGCATACAACGACCAAGGCGATAAAGAACCAATTACGAAAGCAATACAAAGGCTTGAGGATGCTGATCGGATTATCGGTCACAACATCATTGGCTACGACCTACCAGTCATTAAGAAACTCTTCCCTTGGTTTGAACCAAGAGGGGAGGTTGTAGACACACTCCTCCTCAGTCGTCTCTATCACGCAGACATCCTCAAGACAGATCAAAAGCGAAAGTGGAATCAAATGCCACTCCAGCTCTATGGTCGCCATTCACTGGAAGCCTACGGCTACCGATTAGGTGAATACAAAGGATGCTTTGGTAAGACGACTGACTGGAAGGATTGGTCACAGGATATGCAGGATTACATGCTACAAGATGTCAACGTTACCAGAAAGCTTTGGAAACACTTCCACAAATACCTGACTGGGTGAAGTTAGAGCACAGAGCTGCTCAGATACTAACAACACAGGAACTTCATGGATGGTACTTTGATGAGCCTGCTGCATGGGAACTTGAATCAACTCTCAGAAGAGAGCTTGAGGGTCTTAGTCAAGTACTACGAGACCGGCATCCTCTCATTGCGGGGTCGGAGTTTACTCCTAGACGACCTAACAAAACCCAAGGCTACATCACAGATGCTACTTTCACTCGACTGAAGGAGTTAAATCCAACCAGTAGAGATCACATCGCATGGGTGATGCAGACTCACTACGGCTGGACACCGACTCAATTCACAGACAAAGGGAAGGCCACGATTGATGAAGTGGTACTGAAGGAGATCAACACAGAGATCTCGCTTCAGTTCTTCCGGTGTCTTGAACTGACCAAACAGCTTGGCATGTTGTCGGAAGGTATCAATGCTTGGTTGAAGCTAGTCAGAAACAATCGAATACATCACCACTGTTCAGTGGCAACAAGCACACATAGATGTGCACACCGTAAACCCAACTTAGGCCAGGTTCCACATGAATCTGAATTTAGAAAGTTATTTCGAGCTAGTCCTGGCTATGTCATGGTTGGTGCTGATCTCGCAGGCATTGAACTACGGATGCTTGCACACTACTTGGCTCGATATGATGGAGGCCGCT